CCATGCCTAATCCTGTTCTCGATCGTCTGCGCGTCGAGCGCGACGAACAAATTTCGACCATCGACGCCATCCTCGGACAAGTAGAAGGCCGCGACCTGGTCGAGGCCGAGCGCGGCCTGCTCGACATCGCCCGCGACCGGATCGGCATTCTCGACCAGCAGATCGAGCCGCTCGCCCAATTTGAGTCTCTGCGCGCCGCGCATGACCAGACCGTCGGCGCGTTGCCACGGCCGGCCGAGCTCGCGCCGCGCCGGGCCGACGTTGCCGGCGACCGAATCCAGTACCGGTCCGCCGGCGCGTTCCTGGTCGACTATCTCCGCGCGCACGGCATCATGGAGCGCGGCGTACTCGATGAGGCCGCCGCCGGCCGGCTGCAATACGCGCAGCGCGCCGACCAGACCACGGCCGACACTGTCGGTCTGCTGCCGGTCCCGATCGTCGGTCAGGTCGTCTCACTGGTCGACGCGAACCGGCCGCTGATTACGTCGCTCGGTGGCGCGAAGGCGCTCGGCGGCATTCCCGGCACCCAATTCACCCGGCCGAAGGTGACCGTACATACGCAGTCCGGTCAGCAGACCGCAGAGAAAACGGCGCTGCCGTCACGCAAGATGACGATTGCGTCGCTCACCTTCACCAAGCAGACGCATGGCGGCTACGTCGACATTTCCCGCCAGGACATCGACTGGACCAGCCCGGCCGCCTGGGACATCTTGGTACGCGACCTCGCGCAGCAGTACGCGATCGAGACCGAAACCGCGGTCGCCGCCGCGTTCGCGACCGCGGCCGTCGGCACGAAACCGCCGCCGCTGCCGGCCGTGCCAGTCCTCGCCGACTGGACAAAGGCGCTCTACACCGCGGCCATGCACGCCTACTCGGCCGGGCAGATGATGCCGGACCGGCTCTGGTGCAGCCTCGACGTCTGGGCTGCGCTCGGCTCACTGGTCGACACCACGCGCGTCGTGCTCCCACCCGACGCGAAGGTCGGTGGTGACTCAACCGACGGGTTCGACATCGGCGGCAGCTCACTCGCCGACTTCCGCGGCGACATTCTCGGCCTGCCCCGCATCGTCGTCCCGCTGCTCCCGGCGAAGACCTGCATTGTCGGCAATTCGTCGCTGTACGAAACCTATGAGGAAGTCCTCGGCCTGCTGTCGGTCATCGAGCCGTCAATTCTCGGCGTGCAGGTCGCGTACGGCGGCTACCTCGCGTTCGGGACCCTCGCCGGCCCGGCGTTTGTGCCGCTCGACCTGTCCGCGGTCACCAGCCTGCCGACCGTCGCCGAGGTCGAGGCCGACACCGGCGAGGCCGAAGACGCCGGCGGCAGCACTACCGGCGGCCGCAAGGCGCGCGAGTAGAGGGGAGGCGCAGTCGATGGCGGCCTGGCCGAAACTGCCAGAGGTCCGAACGTTCCTCCGGCTGGCAGTCGACACCGATAGCGACGCGGTCCTCACGACTGCGCTCGCGGCCGCCATCGACTACGGCGTCTCGCGTTACAACGGCACCCTCGACGCGAACAGCACCGCGGTGCCGGACAGTGGACATCAGGCATGCCTCATGCACGCGGCACGGCTGTACCGCCGGCGCGACTCGATCGACGGCACCATCGGCTGGGGCGACATGGGACTCATCCGCGTCGGCCGCGTCGACGCCGACATCGACGCCATGTACGCGCTCCGCGCGCCGCTGGTTTTCGGATGACCTGGCAGCGTGCGCCGGTCGCGGCGGCGCTGGTCCGGATCCTCGCCGCGATCGACGTAACGGTGCCGGCGTTCGCGCAGCCGCCGGAAACGTTCAATCCGCCCGCCTACATCGTCGGCTATCCGCGCACCGTCAACTATCGGATGCTGGTTTTCGGTGTCGATGAGGCGCTGCTCCCGATGCTCGCCGCGGCCGGACCCGGCGAGGTCGACCGCGTCGATGAGCTGCTACAGCTCGCCTATGACGCGATCGCGGCCGCCGACCAGACGCTCGGCGGCCTGGTGCAGGTCCTCGACCCTGGACCGCAAGACAATTGGCGGCTGCTGAAAGTCGCCGGCGTCGACGTCCTCTGCGCGGACCTGCTGCTGCGCGTCCTCATGTAACGAAAGGCGAACACGATGACAGACACCGACTACGCACCAGAGCCGACCGCCGGCACCGATCCGGTGCCGCCGACCGCGACACCGGTCATGATGACCGACTGCTACGTCGAGATAGGCCTCGCGAACCTGTCCTGCCTCGGCCTAGAGGTCTCGGTCGAGCCGGAAAACAAGCCGATCGACCAGGTCACATTCTGCGGCGAGAAAGAATATCCCGGCTCGGTCAAGTGGCACTTCAAGGCGAAGCTCGCGCAGGCCTATGACGTCGGCGCAACCTACGCGACGTTGGAAGCAGCGCTGACTGCGTACCAGTCCGCCGGCACGCTCTGCCCGATCGCGGTCCGGCCGCGCAAGTCCGCGGTCGCGTCCGTCACCAACCCATCTATTGAGGGGAACGTCATCCCGCAGGCGTTCACGCTCATCGGTGGCGTCGCCGGCACCGCGTCCGAGGTCGACATCGACTGGATTTTCGACGCGCCGCCGACCGTCGTCACGGCCTGACCGATGGCCGCCGAGGTCGTCGGCATTGTCGGCATGGCCGCGCTCCGGCGCGACATCGCGAAGATGTCGACCGACGTCTCCGGCCCGCTCTATGCAGGCATGAAAGACGCCGGCCGACAAGCCGCGGAACCGGTCGCAATGCTGACCCGGTCGACGCTCCCGCGCGAGACGCGCAGCAGTGATGCCGGCGGCCTGGCCGACAGTGTCCGCGCGACCGGCACCCGAACCGGCGCCGCGGTCCGCATGGGATCGGCCGCGGTTCCCTGGGCCGGCTGGGTCGAATTCGGTGGACATCGACCCGATGGCAGCAGCCGCCAATTCATGGCGTCCGGTCGGTACATGTTCCCGGCCGCGCGGCAGCTCGCCGGCACCAGCGCCGAGCTGTACGCGACCGCGATCGGCCGCGTCCTCAACCTCGACACCGTCTGGACCAATACCACTAGCGACGGAGGCAAGGTGCATGACTGACGAACCGCGACCAGGCTGGGCGCTAGAGGAAGTCGACATACATGTCGACAAGCCGCTGCGGCTGTCCGCCGACGCCATGCGCGCACTCGCGAAAGGCTCAGGCCGCAGCCTGACCGACATTCTGCAGGACCCCGAAGATGACGCGACCCGATGGCAGGCAACCGCGTTCGGAGAGCTGTACCGCCGGGCCGACCGGTCCGGTCATATGCCCGACGCGGCGACGCTCTGGGAATGGGCCGGCCGTGCCGACCTCGCATTCTCGGTCGATACCGAAACGCTGCAGCTCGCGGACCCTACCGGGCGCGCGTCCTCGCAAACCTCGCCGGATTCTGCCACTACTGGCGCATGACTCCCGCCGAGGTCGACGCGCTCGACGACGACACCTATAGCGCTTTCGTCCTGCACATGGAGCGCGACGCGCGCGCGCAGCAGCGCGCGATCGCCGACGCGAAACGGCGTTAGGTCATGGCCGGGCCGTCAGTCGTCGTCCGAATCCTCGGCGACCTGCGCGGCCTCGGTCAGTCGATGCAGGCCGCGGGCTCAACCGCGGCGCAGGCCGCCGGACGCGCGCAGGCCGGTTTCGGGAAGATGCTCGGCACGCTCAATGCGTCCGGCGCGCTCGGACCGTTCGGCACATCGCTCGCCGGAATCAATGACGCCATCGGCAGCATCATTAGCTCAGGCAAGAAGATCGGCCCGGCCATGATCGGCGCCGGCGCCGCGGTCACCGGCGTCGGCGCGCTGCTGTCCGGCCTCGGCAGCAAAGAGCAGGCCGCGCACCAGCAGCTCTCCGCCGCGATCGACGCGTCAGGACATGACTGGTCCGAATACGGCAAGCAGATCGAGGGCGCGATCAAGCAGGGCGAAAAGTACGGGCATGGCGCCGCCGAGACGCAAAACGCGCTGCAGACGCTCACGCAGGCGACGCATGACCCGGCGAAGGCGCTAGCAATGCTCGGCGGCGCGTTCGATGTCGCCGCCGCGAAACATGAGGACCTGACGTCCGCGGCCGGGCAGCTCGGCAAGGTCTACAACGGCAACACGCGGCTACTCAAAGAATTCGGCGTGACCGTCGCGAAGTCCGGCAGCGCGCAGGCCGCGGTCCTGAAAGACACGAAACTCGCGCAGACGGCCGACACTCGCCTCGCCGCCGCGCGGCAGCGGCTCAATGACCTGCAGACCATCGACGCGACGAAAAAGAAGCTCGGGACCGCGGCCGCGATCGCGTTACGCAACGCACAAACGAAGGTGAACGTTGCCGCGCTGCAGGCGCTCGCCGCGCATCACAAACTCGCCGACGCGCAGGACAAGGCGAAAGGCTCGGCGAACAGTGGCGCAACCGCGGTCGGCAAGCTCGCCGCGATCACCAAAGGTCAGGCATCCGCGGCCGCGGATACGTTCGGCGGCAAGCTCGCCGCGATCAGAGCGAAACTGTCCGATCAGGTCGCGATGTTCGGGCAGAAGTATGGGCCGGCGCTGCAGGCCGCCGGGCTCGGCATCATGGCGCTCGGCACCATCTGGTCGGTCGTCGGTCCGCTCATGGAAGGTTTCGAGCTCGCGACGCTCGGCCCGATCGCGCTCATTGCGCTCGCGGTCGTCGCGCTCATCGCGATCGGTTATGTCATCTACCGGAACTGGTCGACCATCTGGGGCGCGATCAAGGCCGTCATTGCCGCGGTCTATGACTGGATCAAAACCTACTGGCCGCTCATCCTCGCAATCATCATCGGCCCGGTCGCGCTTGCCGCCTACCTCATCTGGAAGAATTTCGGCACGATCAAACAGGCCGCCGCCGACGCGGTCGCGTTCATCATCCGCATCTGGAACACCGTCTACGCGTTTTTCGCCGGGCTGGTCACGACGGTCGGCACCACACTCGCCGGCCTGTTCGACAAGGCGAAGAGTGCCGCGTCGACCGTCATCTCGACGGTCGAGGGCTACTGGAATACGTTCTACGGCTGGATTACCGGGCTGCCCGGCAAGCTCACCAACACCTTCGCGGGCATGTTCGATGGCATCTCCGGCGCATTCAAGGCCGCGATCAATTGGGTCATCGGCGCGTGGAATTCGCTGCACTTCACGATCGGCGGCTGGAAGGTCGGCACCGGCATTTTCTCGGTCACGCTCCCGAAGGTCGATATCGGCATGCCGACAATTCCGAAACTCGCGCAGGGCGGCCTCATCACGCAGTCAGGACTCATCTACGCGCATGCCGGCGAGGCGATTACACCGCTCCCGGCCGGCCGGCTCGGTCCGCTGGTCCACATCGAGCACGCGGCGTTTGTCGAGCCGGTCGACCTCGACGTACTCACGCAGCGGCTCGGCACGCTCACCCGATCGCGCCAGGTCTGACCGATGGTCTGCGTCCGTACCGCGTGGCTCGACTGGCAAGGTCAGACCATCGCGTTAGAAGACGCGGCCTCCGGCTATTTCTGCTCGGCGCTCGACCTCGGCGCGCCGACCGTGCGCGAAGTGATCGACAACCTGCCCGACGCCGACGGCGCCATCGACCGGACCCGACTTATGGGACCGCGCGCAGTGTCCGCCGACATCACTGCGCTCGCCGGCGCCGGCGCACTCATCGACGACGTCGCACGCATGTTCGGACCGTTCATGGTCCCGAGCGCCAGACCGGTCCTGCATTACGTCCTCGACGTCGGCACACCGGACGGCCTAGAGCACACACTCACCGTCCGGCCGGCCGCCTATGACTGGCAGCTCATCGGCGACCAACAGCGCGACATTCACCTCGCCTGGGTCGCCGCCGACCCGATCGCACGCGACCCGGCGACGCGCAGCGCGAGCGCGTGGGCTGGCAGCGCCGCTATCGCCGGCCGGACCTACCCGCTGACTTTCGACCGCGTGTATCCGGTCGGCGCGGCGTCACCGTCGCCGGGCACGCTGCACACCGACGGAGACGTACCGATACAGCCGGCCGTTCGCATCTGGGGACCGATCGGCGGACCGGTCGTCGTCTTCACACCGCCGGCCGGACCGACATACCGCGTCGCGTTCCTGAGCACCTTCATGATCGCGGCCGGCAGCTACGTCGACGTCGACACCCGGCTACACACCGCGTTCTACAACGGCGACCCGGCACAAAACATGCTGACCGGGCTCGACTGGTCGGCAAACGCGTGGCCGATCCTGACGCCGGCGACCGACTGGAACATGACCGTTTCGGGCACATCGACGACCGGCGTTTCTCAGGCCGTCGCGACCTGGCAGGACGGCTACCTCTCATGACCGCGCTCGACGTCGAGCCGCGTGTCGCACCGTTACCGGCCGGTCGAGGCCGGTGGCGGCTCACACTCCACGCGCGCGCGTTCGGCACCTACGGGCAGCCGGCACCAACCTGGCAGCAGACCATCCTCGCCGAGCTGTCAGACGCGCGCGGCCGCAAACTCGACCGGGCCTGGGACGGCTCGGCGCAGCTGACATTCACGCTCGACGGCCGCAGCCCGGCCGCGACGCTGATTCAAGAGCTCGCCCATGATGTCCTCGCGTGGCGCTGGTCCGACGCGGCCGGCCGCGACATCTGCGTCTTCCGCGGTCCGATCACGCAGGCCGAGGACGCGCTCACGGCCGATAGTCACGCGGTCACGTTCACTGCGCATGACTACCTCTCGATGCTCGAGCGGCGCATGTTCACATCGACCGCACCGACCCCCTACAACCTCGATCAGGACGCGCTAGTGGCGGCGCTGGTGCAGCTCGCCTCCCAGCAGACCACGACCGGCGGCACCGACCTCCGGCCGGCCTGTTATCTGCCGCTGATCGCGGCGCCGGTCGACCCGTCCGGCAACCTGCGCGCCGGGCCGACCGTGAACCGGCAGCGCACCTACTACGGCGACAGCACCGTCCTGGAAGCGGTCGACCTGCTGTCAAAGGTCGCCGGCGGCTTCGACTATGACGTACTGCCGGCACCCGAAGCCGGGCCGCTCGGCGCACCGGCCGGCACCGACGTCCTGCGCGTGTTCTATCCGTCCCAAGGGATCGCGCGCACCGATTTTGCGCTGGTCTACGGCGCAAACGTCGACGGCGTCACCCGATCGGTCACCAGCGCCGACTATGTCAACTATGTGCGCGAGCTCGGAAACAATGGCAGCTCAGACCCTAACGCCTTGCAGCTGGTGCGCGACGCCTGGACCGCGGAGGCGACCGCCGCGGCGCCGACCGTCGGCCTGTTCGCGCTCGGCAACAACCTCGCCGATATCACCGCGGTCGCGACCTTGCAGCAACACGCCGACGGCGACCTCGCGCTCTGGTCGACACTCATGCCGGCCTACACGCTCACGCTCACACCCGGCAGCTACCAGTACGGGCAGCCGAACCTCGGCGACAGTGTGCAGCTAGTGATTCAGTCCGGCCGGCTCGATGTCAACACCGCGGTCAGGATTCTCGGCCTCAATTACGCCATCGGCGACGACGGTAACGAAAACGTCGAGCTGACCGTCGGCAAGGTCCTCGCGACGTTGCGGTCGGCGTTCCGGCGCGTGAACCGCGATATATCGGCGCTCACCCGAAGGTAGAGGAAACATGACTAGATACGCGCCGCAATGGCTGCAGGCATCGTCCTACGCGGCCGGTGTCGACCGTCGCCTGCTCGGTGCGCTCTGGCCGCTGCCGGCCTGCGCCGGCTGCGCAGTCACACCGGGCGCCGGCATGCAGGTATCGGTCGCGGCCGGGCAGGTCGCGGCACCGACACCGAATAACACCGGCTCGACGCTCTGCACATCGGACGCACCCGAACCGGTCACGCTGATCGCCGCGCCGGCCGCCGGTAACAATCGGATCGACCTGGTCATCTGTCAGCCGCGCGGAAACGACCTCGACGGCGGAGTCAATAACGATTTCGTGTTCAGCGCGATCGCCGGCGCGGTTGCCGCATCACCGACCGTTCCCGCGATCCCCGCTGGCGCGGTCGCGCTCGCGCAGGTCTACGTCGCCGGCGGCTCATCCGCGATCGTCGCGGGGAACATTACGGACCTACGGCCGGGCCGACTGCGGATACCGGGCGGGCCACCATCGGACCCGACACTCTCAGCGACGACGGTAACGACGACCGACGCGACCGGCGAAGTATGGGTCGCGAAAGCGGGCGTGAACGGTGGCGCATGGCGACGCGCGCGCGACGTAATCGTCACGGAGGTCTATCGCTCGGCCGCGCAGAATGTTGGCACCGGCGACACCTACATTTTTTTCGACACGATCGTCAAAGATGCCTACGCATGCTGGACGCTGCCAGGGAACACGGCGTTTACATGTCCGGCCGCTGGTGTCTACCTACTCGACACGATCCAGCAAGTGGTCGCGCCGAACATTCTGAGCATCTTGCGGATAATGCACAACGGCGTCCTGGCGCGCCAGGTTGGTTCCGCGCCCGCCGGCGCCTGTGTCAACCTGACGACCAGCATTCTCTGCGCGGTCGGCGACACGCTGAGTGTTATGGGCCGCGCCAACGTCGCGGGCGCGCCCATCGGTCCCGGACAGGTAACCGCGTATTGCGCGGTCCGGTTCGCTGGCAGCAGCTAACAAACGAAAGGCGCACACGATGACACCGACCGAAACCCCTGAGAACGGCAACGGCGAAGACGTCGACACCGGCGAGATTCCCGCGACCGAGCAGCCCGACGCCGAACCGGCCGACGACGACCCGGCCGACGACGATGACGACGGCGCCTAATGCCGGCACCGGTCGAGCTGGTCACCGCTCACCACGAAGGCGCCGGAGCACCCTCAGACGTCGCGCGCGGCGCCGACGGCGGCTACACCTACTGGATAGGCGCGACGACCTGGCAGCATCTGCGCTCGGTCTGGGACTCCTACGGGACGCTCAACTACAACGGCGACAGCGTCGACGTCTGCCTCTCCGGCAACCGGATGGAACACCCGGTGACCGACGCCGACGTCGACCTCATCCGCCAGGCCGTCGCCGACGCGCGCGCGCGCGGCTACGTCATCGACGCGCCGACGGTGCGCGCGCATCGAGACTCGCCGGGCAGCTCGACCGTCTGTCCCGGCGACCGGACCATCGACCAATGGCCGGCGATCGTCGCGGCCTGCACCGCCGGCGCGAGCTCGCCGGCACCGACCGAGGGAGGCGCAGTGGAAATCGTCAGCACACCGACCGGGCGCGGCTACTGGGTCGCGGCCGCCGACGGTGGCGTCTTCAGCTACGGAGATGCCCGGTTCTACGGCTCGATGGGAGGCGAAGACCTGCACGCGCCGATCGTCGGCATGGCCGCCACAGCGGACGGCGACGGCTACTGGCTGCTCGGCGCGGACGGTGGCGTCTTCGCGTTCGGCGCCGCGAAGTTCTACGGCGCACCGACAGACCTGCCATGACCGCGCTCGCGGTGTCCTATCTGGCAAACAAGCCGGCCGGCGCGGTGCTGGTCTACCTGATCGTCGCCGCGGTCCTCTTTGGTGTCGCCGGCATGCTCGCCGCCTACGCGCGCGACCTCTGGCGCTCGATCATCTGCGCCGGCCTGGTCGCGCTGACCCTCGCGTTTCTGGTCTAGGGAGATCCGATGACCGAACGGCTGGTAGCGACGCTCACGCTCCACGATGACGGCCGCGTGTCCGGCCTCTGGCGGCCGGTCGAGGTCGAGCTGCCGGCGCGGACACCGGCCGAGCTGGTCGCCGGCACCTGGGCGCTGCAGCAGGTCCTCGACCTCGCCGACCTCGACCGGCTGCGGCCGTCAATCATGACGGCGCTCGGCACTCCCGGCCTGCGCGGATTCTCGGCCCGGTTCCCGCTGCGCGCGGTCTTCGACGGCGACAATTTCCTGCCCGAGCTGGTCGAGGCCGCAAAGGCGCTCGCCGATGAGGCCGGCGTCGCGTTCTCATGGCGGACCATGGCCGGCCGCCATACCCCGGCCGCGGTCCTCGACTCGGTCCGCACCTACGCCGACTCGGCCGGCGTCCGGTTCCCGGCACCGTTTGAGACTGACGGCACGCCGGCACGCCGGTTTTGTGATGCGCTCGCCGACTTTGCCGAGCCGGCCGCGGCCTGGTCGCGAGCTGCCGATGTTGCGCTACTTCACCTGCCCTGGTTCGGGCATGACTGGGCCGAGCTGTGGCACGGCACCGACGTCCGCGGCCTGGCCGGCTACAGCCTCGACGCTTTCGTCGCCGGACACGCGGCGCTCTGGGACGTCGCCTGGTCGGTCGCCGGCGCCGACCTCATGGTCGAGCTGCCGCTCTCGGGACATGGGCCGCTCGCCGGCCCGGACGGCGTCTCTAACCGGCTCGCCGAGCATATGGCGGCCGCCGGCGGACCAGCCGCGGCGCAGCTCTGCTCGATCCAGGCAAACGGCTGGGGCTGCATCCTCACCGGTGTCGCGCCGCCGGACAATGTCGGCCTGTTCGGCAATCCTGACCCGGCGCAGGAAGCCGCGTTCTCGGAGGTCTGGACCCATCCGCTGGTGCATGGCATGCAGGCGATCCAGCCGCAGGACTACGGCAATTGGGCGGACATGTTCGCCGCGGCCGAGGCCGAGCACGCGCTGTACGTCGAGGTCTACGTCGGTCCCAGCTTCACCGGTCCGGGCGCCGGCGACCTCGCCGCGCAGGTCCTCACGTTCGCGCCGACGCTGCCGAACGGCACCACCAACGGCACCACCTAGCCGCGGAAACGGCCTCTGACCAGGCGCGATGCGGGCCGACCTGGGACGTCACGCGTCCCGGCATCAGGGTTTTCGCGTATCCTCTCATATCCTCTGCTGCCGCTAGTTACTGGGTTTTCGCTATTGTCCCTAGTGGCCGATGGCACCAGTGAATGGCACCACTAGACCGGCAATGGCACCACTAGCGAGGATGGCGGACATGGCGACACGCGGCTACGGCGAGGGCGGACTGCGCTGGGACAACGACCAGCAGCTCTGGATCGGGACCGTCGAGCTGCCCTACCGGCCCGGCGGACCGAAACGGCCGCGGCGGCGCGTCTCCGACCGCAACAAACGCAAGGCCGCCGCGAAGCTCCGCGCGCTGCAGCAGACGCTCGACGACGGCCGGCCGATCACATCGGTCCGCCAAACCGTCCGGTGGTGGCTAACGCTCTGGTCGACTGACCTGCTCGCCGCCAGCTACGCCGACGAGACGGTGCGCAAGTACCGCCACACCGTCCGAAACCATCTGATCCCGCGGCTCGATCCGAACGGCACGCTGCCGCTCTCACGGCTCGGCCATGCCGACGTCGCGCGCATGCTGACCGACATGACCGCGGAAGGGCTCTCCGCCTACACCGTCGCCGGCGCCCGGACGATTCTGCGACTCGCGCTGGTCGTCGCGCAGCGTCAACAGCCGCCGCTCCTCGCGTGGAATGTCGCCGCGCTCACCACTCCACCGGCACGCGACCGGCGCATCGACGACGACCTCGATGAGGTCGAGGTCGGCAAGGTCCTCGACCAGGTCGCCGGCGACCGGCTGGAAACACTCGCGGTACTGGTCCTCGCGACCGGCCTACGGCGAGGCGAGGCGCTGCGGCTGCGCTGGGACGACGTCGACCTCGACGTCGGCGCGCT